GATTATGTTTTACAAAAAGCATCAGATAACGCACAATACTACGCATTAAGATTACAAAACTATTTGATTGCATATAGTAATCAAATACCGCAATACTTACAATCAGTAGGTAATCAAACACAAATCTATCCTGACCAAACTAATCAGTATCAAATAAATTTAGTATTATAATGAGTGTAGTAAACAATACAGGCGTAAATTATAGTTTATATTATAATGTTTTGGATTACTTCAAAACTATTATGGTTAATCATCCACAAATCGAGTCAGTTTCACAAGGTGATTTGTTTTCAATAGATGATAATGCATTTACATTTTATCCTTTGGCTAATGTTACTATATTAGGAGCAAACTTTGCACCTTCTACAACTGAATATCAAATACAAATTATTGTAGCTGATAAAATTAAGAATAAGAATAACGAAAGTAACGAAGGTATAAATTATATTGCAGGAACATCTACAAACGCTATGAGAGTTCCATTTGATGGGCCTGATGATAGAGTGGATATATGGGCAAACACATTAGGTATCATAAACGATTTAACTTCTTTCACACAATATTCAGTTGAGAGTTTTCAAATCAATGATACAATTATCAACGAGCCTTTCTACGATAGATTTAACAACGGATTAGCAGGTTGGAGTTCTACATTTACTCTAACAACACACAATGCAAGACCGAGATGTTTATATGATTTATATACAACCGCTGACTTTAACAATTTGAATTGCTAATGGCAAAGATACCTTACATAAGAACATTACAAGGTATCGCAGTTGGTATTAGGGATTTAGCTATTAAAAAAGCACCCAAAGATACAGGTCATTTGAAAGAAATGATTTATTCTTATAATACTCCTGTAAAAGATAAAATGATAAAGCAATTGAAAGATTTATCAGTTGTTATCGAATTAACCTATGCACCACCTACTGCTGAATATGGACAATGGTTTAACGACCCACCATCAGTAGCAAGTAAACGAAGAATGAGTTTGAAAAAAACTGCAATACGAAGAGGTAATTGGAATTACGCTTTGGAAGCAATTGATGATGATGCATTAAATGCAAGATTTGATGAATATCTAAAACTATTAGGAGATTATGTAGTTGAAGATATTGAGGCAAATTTAGATTTGTAGTATCACTACTTTTTATTTTCAAAGTGGTTAAATATAAAAACGAATTAGATGTCTTATTCTATTATACAAACGCCAGCAAGTTGTTCATTGGCACAATCGCCCGTAATATTTACGGTCTCATCTTCGGTATTAGTCGGTCAACCTGATTTCACATATGTTGGTGAATTATCAATTTGGACGGGTAGTGTTGCAGATAGTTCTTCTGCTGAAGTTTGGACATTGGCAAAGTATCCATCTATTTATGGGTTTACAGGTATCTTTGATGTAAGTAGAATATTAAATTCAACTCAAACATGGTTAGTTCAAACTACACCATCCGGTGTTTCAAATTTTAAGTTTGATACATACTCTCGTTATCTTTCAGGTAGCACAACATACATTACAGGCTCTCACGTAGTATCAAATGTATTTCAATCATTAGATGGTTATCAAATATTTCCTGAAATGATTGGTGCAGAGTTACCAACTCTAACTCCATTCTTTCCATTATTAACCGATGGGCCGGCAACACAAAGTGTATTCATTGGTAATGTTGGTTCAGGCTCCGTATATTGTAAGGAAACGGCTACTAATGGTGTTGTTACATCGATAGCATATTCAGGTAGCAATGGTTCAAATGCAGAAGTTTCAATGAGTGCAGTTACAAATGATAGTAACACATTCATTCAACATTTTCCAATAGCAGGTGGTGATACTAATTTTCCAATATCTGAAATTGGTTTAAGTTCGTATACAATACAGGCAAAAGTTGGTTCAACATTTATTGGACAAAAGATTACATACGAAATAGGATGCCAACAAAAGTATCCTAATATAAGAATAAAATGGAAAAATAGATTTGGACAATTTGATTACTTTAACTTTAATATGGTTAGTAGGCAATCAATTAGTTCGGACAAACATACTTATCAACCTCAACTTGGCACATGGGCAGGTAGAACACTTTCATATAATGAGTGGGATAGCCAAAATCTAAATTATATTGTAGATAGTAAACAACAAATTTCAGTTAACACATTTTGGGTTAGTGAAGATTACAATGATATATTCAAACAACTATTAGTATCTGATGAAATTTATTGGATGCAAGAAGATACTTTGCATGTAAAACCAATTACTATCATATCAACTTCTATCCAATTCAAAACTGGCGTAGTTGATGGTTTAATACAATACGCATTTGATTTCCAATATGGTCAAGGCTATAAACTTATTATCTAATGGGAGTAACATCAGTTCAAGGCTTTCGGTTCAAATTAGTAGCAAATAATGTTATATTAGATTTATTTGCTGATGAAGAAATGTTGGTATCAAATAATGTTACCGGCCTTTTTGATTTAGGTGCATTACCTTCTGATTTTACTCGCACAATTACTTTACCTGGAACTAAAATTAATAATCACTTCTTTGAATTTGTTTACGATATATCTGTTGAAGACCCGTATACATTTTCAACTAATCAAAAGGTTCCTTGTTATTTAGATTTCGATGGTATTTATTTATCATCAGGATATCTGCAATTAAATTCGGTTAATGTTTATCAAAATAAATTTATCGATAGTTATGAAGTAACTGTCTTTGGTGGTTTATCTAGTTTTGGTAGAGATTTGAAAACGCAATTTTTAACCGATTTAACAAGCTCTCTTGCACAATACAATCATACATCCTCATTAGATAATATAACCAATTCTTGGAGTGGTAATTTGTTTTCTGGCAGTGTTGTATACCCTATGGCTGAATATGGTCAAAAGATTTCATACACTCCTGAAGAAGCATTCTTTGGAATTGATAGTAATGAAGGTGCATTAGCAATACAAGATTACAAACCTGCAATTAGAATTAAAGATGTATGGGATGGTATATTTGAACAATATGGATTTACATACACATCAGAATTTTGGGAACAAAGTTGGTTGGATAATGTTTATATGATTGCAAATAATAAATTAAGATATCCGGTATACGATGAGTATGATTTGGAAATATACGGATTGTTTAGAACTGCACCTATATCAGGTAGTGGTATGACAAATGTTACAATGAGTGCAGCAACGGATTTACAAATACCTTTCTTTAATATTCAATCAAATCCTAATGGAAACTTATCATCAGATTTAGTATACACATTGGATTTTCCTAGTAATTTAAGAGGTGAATTAAATCTTAACTTTACAATTCAATCAACTGGTGTTGGTAATGGTGTTCCCGCTTGGTATTTCAAAATAAAAGATTTAAGTGGAACGACTGTTTCAACAACTGCGTTAGTTAATTTTAACCGATATATGACGCAGATACAAACATATAACGCAACTCAAACCAGAACGCAAGAGTTTACACTACTAACTGAATTTAATACTTCCGTATTACCCGCCGGTCAATATAGATTTTATTTAGATTATGATAACGATGGAGGAAGTAATTTCCAAGTAATCTTAAATCCAAATAATCAAACCAGGTCTTTTTTAAGTATTAACAAAGTAAATCAGGGTGGTGCAGGATTAGTATTGGATATGGCTGCTAATATGCCTTTTGGAACTAATGGAATTAAATTAATTGATTTTATTGCAGGTATTCAAAAGAAATTCAATTTAGTAATTTATCCTAACAAAAATAAACTAAACGATTTTATCGTAGAACCATTTATAGAATGGTATAAATCAGGTGAAGTAAAAGATTTCAACCGATATATTAATTTGGATAAAAAGATTACTGTCTCTCCGGCAAATAACTACGCTGTAAATGAATTAAACTTTGGTGATACTTTGGACCAGGATTATATTTCTCAACAATTTGCAAAAGGTGCAAATAGAGAATTTGGTAAAACATATTATGTAGATACAAATAACTTTTTCTCACAAGGTAAGTTTGAAGTTAAAACTACATTCGCATCTTCACCTTTAATCTATTTAGCAGGAACGGGTATATCAGGTAGTGCAACGAGTGGTGGCCCAATAGCATTTCCAATTGGAGATTGTGTATTATCAACATCTGGTAGACCTGATGCGGTTTGTTATAGTGGCACAACTGCAACATTATATTCATCAACAGGTGTTTTAGAACCATCAGCAGTATTATACTATGATGAATACGGAAATAATTTAGTAACAGGATATAGATTTGTTAGAGAATTGACAAGTTGTGATTATTATTCAATTGAAACATTTACAGGTATTGTAATAACACAAGAAGGTATATGTAATCCTTGTGTATAAAAATAAACTATGGCGCAGAAACAAAAAATATTTTTACCTACATTCATCAGTTCAATAAACTACGATGCTGCTAGAGTATTGCCACACATTTACTTTTATAACGGAACGAAAGCGTGTGAACCTTATTATATTCAAAATATAAGTGGGTCTTCATTTGTGCAAGAAGAGTTTCCTTACTTTGATAATTATTCAGGTAATGTTACTACGACAAGTAGTTTAAGTTTATTGTTTAATAATGAAGCAGCAGTATATGGTGAAGCACCATCTGCAAGTTTGTATACGGAATATTGGGAAAAGTATGTTGAACTACTTTACAATCCTAGAACTAGGATAATGAATTGTTCAGCGATAATACCATTGGCTGATTACTTTAAGATGGATTTGAACGATATAGTTCAATTCAGGGGCAATCACTACCATTTAAGAGCAATTAATAATTATAACTTATCAAATGGTGAGTGTGATTTGGAATTGTTAGGCCCAATATTAGGAGATGTATTAGCAAATATACTTCCAGGAGTTCAATGTCAATTTGATTTTGATATTGAAGATGTTTACTATGGTTGGAGAATAATAACCTGTGATGAAACACCTGTAACATATGAGGTAACATTTAATACAACCTCATCAATTGTTCCGGGTATGATTATATCAGCATCATCTGAAATAAGTGGATGTTGGACAATTTCTGGTAGTGTTACACAATCATCAATGGATTTTTATGATGTAGGAATATATGGAACATATACGACATGTGCAAGTTGTTCAGCAACTCCGCCACCTCCACCACCTCCACCTGTATCGGCATCAATTAGTTGGAGTTTTACAGAAATAAATCAAAATGGTTCATTTAGAATTTATGATAACGGAAGTAATGTAGTAACTGCAACATCGACAAGTATAGGTAATTTATTAGTAGCTAATTCACATATTGTAAATACAGAATTAGATACAGTCGGTTTTCCATCATCAGGTAGTGTAACAATGAGTATCAATGTAAATGGAGGAACAACAATATCAACTACCGCATATACTAATACTACGATAACTGCATCGTTTACCGCCAATAGTGGCAGCACATATTATATTACAGGTAGTATTCAATGGAATGGTGCACCAAGTACCGGGTCTGTTGAATATCAAATTGATAATGCAGCTAGTGGTGACTCGGCATCTGCATGTAGTGGAGCAACAACGACAAGTATTGTATACGCACAACCTGGATATACTGTCCCATTTGTTGGTATGATTTTATACGATAGTTCAGCTTTAACAACTCCATTTGTTGGTTCAGCCGGATGGCGTAAGTTAACTGGCCCATTAGATATATACGCAGTAGAAATTGATACTGATGGAGAAATTACAAACTATGTAACTTGTCCATAAAATAGAAAGATATGATAACTAAAAGAATAACATTAACGGATAAAGGGATAAACGCAGGACCTGTGTTTTCGGTATTTACATCACTAAATTGTAATGCATATGTATTATATGGAAATGTTACATTAGGCAGTGTAGGTGCATCTGTTATTATTTCAATACCTGATACAACTCAATGTATAAGATTGACTAGTCAGGGTATTTGTGATAACTCAATTATACATACAGTCCCTGGCGCATTACAAGGTGATTTTAGTTTCGATTTCTCTCAATTAGATTTCAGTTAAACATTGTTAAGTAGTATATGATAAAGAATATAATTGATTTATTGAATTTAAGTGATTACTATGGAGTATCTAAAAAAATTGATATTGCCAAAGGTAGACATCAATTGCCAATAAGTTGGAAAGATGGTATGAAAAATATTAAACGAAGAATATGGCAAAGAAAGTTGAAGTAGAGATTGATGTTCAATCCAATTTAGATGCTTCAATTGCTAATTTGAAAGAATTAAAGAAGCAATTGAAAAGTGCAGCTGCAGGTTCTGCTGATTTCAAAAGATTATCTTCTGAAATTAGAGATATGGAGGATGCAATTGCAGGTGCTAAATTAGGAGCAGATGATTTTGCAGGAGCATTAGAAGCTGCACCTGGTCCCGTAGGTCAATTATTTCAAGGATTAAAGAAAGTTGAATTAGCAACAAAGAGTTGGGGAGCAGCACTTAAAGCAACAGGTATTGGTTTAATAGTATCTTTGGTTGGTGGATTAGTTGCAGCATTTACTCAAACCGAAGGTTCGATGAAAAAGCTAGAACCTTTGTTGATTGCAATGGAACAAATATTCGGAGGTATATTAGAAGCAATACAACCTTTGATTGATGGATTTGTTGAATTAGCAATACAGGTAATGCCGTATGTAACAAAAGCATTCAAAGTAGTTTATTCGGCAGTAACGGCAGTATTCCAATCATTAGGTAAGTTAGGTTCGGCAGTTGTAAAATTATTCAAAGGAGATTTTGCAGGAGCATGGGAAGATGCTAAATCATCAGTAACATCATTTAGTGATAACTACGAAGCAGCAACTGAAAGATTTGATAAGGGTGCAGCTAAAATGACTAAAACTCAAAAAGCCAATCTCAAAGAACAAAAGGATGATAGTGATAAAGCTTTGCAAGAGAAGTTGAAGAGAATGGAAGCTGAGGATAAGATTGATGAAGCTCGTTTAGAGAAAATGAAAGCTGAAACTCTAGCACTTGCTACAACTGAACAACAAAAGTTGGATATTGAAAAAGCATTTGCTGAAAAATCTTACAATCAAAGATTAAAAGATTTACAGGATAAGCAAGCATTATATAAAAAAGATAGTGTTGAGTATAAAGGTATTCAAGCTGAATTAATAAAATTAGATAGTGATTATACAACTCAATTATCAGGATTTAAGGATAAGCAAAAAGAGTTAACAGCCAAAGCAAATAAGGATATCTTTGATGCAGAAAAAAACGCATTGGATATAAAGAAGGCACAAGGTATGGAAGAAGGTGCATACCAACAACAACTTTATGATTTAAGAGTTAAGTTTGCAGCTGATGCAAAAGAATTAGCTCAAGCTGAATTAGATTTTGAAAACTATAAAAAAGAACAAAGAAAGAAAGGATTAGAGGAACAGAGAGGTATTGCTTTATTAGAATTGCAAGGTAAGATTGAGGAGTTAGATAGACAAAACCAATTAGTAGAAGGAGATTTCAAACAAGATTTAGAGAGATTAGCTACAATGAAAGCATTACTTGCTGAACAAGAAGCTAAGGAATTAGAAAATACTGAACTTACTGAATTTCAAAGAACTGAAATCAGAAAGAAATATGCAGATGCTAGAATGAATGTAACTAATAAAGAGGTTGCAACTGAAAAAGCAGCAATGGAAGCTAAACACGCAATCAATATGGCGTATTTAGATTTGTTTGCACAATTCGGTAACACATTAACTCAATTAGCAGGAAAGAATAAAACTCTAGCAATTGCAGGTATCGTTATATCACAGGCAGCAGCAATCGGACAAATTATTGCAAACACAGGTTTAGCAAATGCAAAAGCATTAGCAGCAAATCCATTAGGTTTTGGACAACCTTGGGTTACGATTAATACTATATCGGCGGGATTAAGTATTGCATCAACAGTCGCAGCAGCAGCTAAATCAATTTCACAAATAAATCAAGCAGCAGGTTCAGCAGGTGTGCAAGGTGGTGGAGGTTCACCGGCAGCAGCACAGGCACCACCACCAGTATATGGAGGTGCACCAACGGCTACTGCAACACCACAAATTAATACAGGAGCAGGTGCAAATCCTACATCACAAATTGCACAAACTCTATCACAAACAACTAAAAAACCAATTCAAGCATATGTTGTATCAACTGAAATTTCTAGCCAACAGGCATTGGATAGGAGAACAAATAGAGCAGCAACTTTTAGTGGAGGATAACGATTTTTAATTTTCAATGTGTTAAGTATATATGGAACAAAATTATGAAACATACGAACTAATCTTAAAGGATGAAGAGGATGGCACATTTGCTCTATCACTCGTATCCGAGCCGGCCATCATGCAAGATTTTGTTTGGTTAAGCAAAGATGGTAAGGTAGAGATTAAATTCGCATCAGTTGATGAGGACAAACATTTAATAGTTGGCCCAATTCTAATCCCGAATTTGAAGATATTAAGATTAAAAGAAGATGGAACTCCTTACTATGTTCAGTTCTCACCTGAAATGGTAAAGAAGATTGCACAAAAGTATATCAAAGATAATAACGCTAACAACATTACATTGGAACATGCCAATTCAGTAAGTGATATTTCATTAGTTGAGAGTTGGGTAGCTGATAGTGTTCAATTCGATAAAGCAAGAGCATATGGTTTACCTGTAAAGGTTGGAACATGGTTCGGTGTATTCAAAGTTGATAACCAAAATATATGGGATAACTTTGTAAAAACGGGAAAGGTAAAAGGAATTTCACTAGAAGGTTTATTCACACATGAATTACTTAAAGCATCAAAGATAGAAATACCTCTGGAAACGATTTTAGATAAGCAAATTACGGAGTTAAGTGAAACGGAAGCAGATGTATTGTTATCACACCTTAAAGCTCTTATTAAGAAAGATAAGAGGTATGGTAAAGGTCAAAGAATTGAGATGGAAAGTTATTCTGATTATCCAGATGGTGTAAAGAATAATGCAAAAAGAGCATTAGAGTATGCAAATAAAAACGGATGGGGTAGTTGTGGAACTCCCGTCGGGAAAATGAGAAGCAACCAATTGGCAAAAGGTGAGGCAATCTCAATTGATACAATTCGTAGAATGTATAGCTTTTTAAGTAGACATGAAGGTGATTTGGAAACATCTAAATCATTCGGCGATGGCTGCGGGTTTCTTATGTATAACGCATGGGGTGGAAAAGCAGGATTAGCATGGAGTAGAAATAAATTGAGAGAATTAGGATTGATTGAAGCAGAGGGACAACCATCAGTCGCGTCATCTTATCCTGGTGAAGGACCTGGCAAAAAGAAAAAGAATTATATACATCCTGCATTGATAGGAACAAAAGATTAATTATGGCAACATTCGTAGAATTTTTATCGGTATTAAATAGTGCTAAACAACAAAGTATATTTTGGCACAATCAAACCGAAGTGTATAGTGAACACAAAACCTTAAATGGTTTTTATGATAAGATACAAGATTTATTAGATGGTTTAGTTGAAAGCACAGCAGGTATATATGGTAGACCAAAAGGTTATGAAGCCCACGACTTTGTAGATTGGACATCAACTGATGATACAATGAAGTATATGCAAAACCTATACCAATATGTTAAAACTGAAAGAACATCATTATATTCAGATAGTTGGTTTCAAAATCAAATAGATGAAATTGAAGCACAAATAGCTAGAACAATTTACTTACTTACCTTAAAGAAATAATATGTTAGGTAATCAAAAATTATTACACAAACTTAAAGAATATCGTTTAGCAGCTTGCCCTACGGCAACAAAGGATATACCAACTAATCTTAAAAATAGGCAAAGGTGCATTGACGAGGCGAATTATGGCCCTCTCAATCCGAATGAGCCTAATGAAGATTATTGGATAGCAAAAGCAAAGATGTTCGGTGGTGAGGATGTTGAAAGTGCAAAGAAAGCCCTATGTGGTAATTGTTCTTTCTTCGTTCAAACCAAAGCAATATTAGATTGTATCGCTAGTGGTATCAATGATACAAATGAATGGGATACAATTGATGCAGGTGATTTAGGATATTGTGAAGCATTTGATTTCAAATGTGCTGCTAATAGAACATGTGATGCATGGGTAACAGGTGGCCCTATAACTGATTAATATGAATACTAATTCCGTATATAAAAACATTGAAAAGTTTGGTATCAAAACCAAAACCATTTCACTTTCTGAATTTCAGGATTTGTTAGAGAGTTCAAGTAGAAGTAATCCTATTAGAGTTCAATGGGAAACAATGGCAGGTAATACGGATTACTATTGGATGTGGTGGGTTCCAGGACCAATAGGAACAACTGAGCAAGGAGAAGAGATGACAAAAACAAAAGCAAGAGAAGGAATGTATAATATTCAAACAACACTTACTAACGAAAGCGGTAGAAAAGTATGGAGAACATTGGATTTACAGACCGTATCAAAAGCTAGATTTGAAAATACATTATATATCGTAAATTAATAAGATGCCAATACCAAAACCAAATAAAAACGAAAATCAAAATGATTTTGTAAGTAGATGTATACCTGTATTATATCCAGCAGAATATGACGAACAGCAAGCGGCAGCAGTATGTGTAAGAACATATGAAGAAGCAAATCAAAATTTAACTACTGCTGAAAAAGTTAATATGAAAATTGTAGGAATGCAGATTAAAAATAAATACAAAGGTATTGTTTTGAAAGATGAGAACGACCCGTGCACCGAAGGTTACGAACAATACGGAATGAAAGATGGTGATGATGGAAGACCTGTTCCAAATTGTATACCAATAAAAGAAGAATAATGTTTAATATATTCAAGCGTAAAAAGTTCAATTCAACTCTTTATGATTTGGAATTGAAAATTGAAGCACAACAAGGACAAATAAACGAATTGAGACAAATGATACTACAAATTAGTAAAGATGTAAACTCAATTCAATTAGAACTAAATTATTTATCAGAGAAAAAGTATGGCAAAAGCATCTAGCAATAGTAACAAATTAAGTTTTGGCAAAAGAAAGCAAGGACAAGAAGGTGGTAAGAAATCTTACAATAAACACAATCCACGTCCAAAAGCATATCGTTCCCAAGGCAGATAGTAAAAATAGGTTATTAACCTAATTACAGACCAATACAGACAGCTTCTTTGTAAAGTAAGTAGAATATACGAAAAATAATTAACCCTCTTAAATGAGGGTTTTTTCGTGCTTAAACTTTATTAAACAAAATGCCCCTAACGAGATGGCACAAACGCTAGGGGCTAATATAAGGAGTGATTGAACCGAGTTAATAATGGAATAAATCCGAACTGGTATTTTTAATCAATCACATTCTTTAACACATCAAAAAAAAATTATTATTAAAAAGTGGTATGAAAATAAAATATTTCAATACTTATTAATATACACTAAATATGTAAATTGTTTTGGTAGTATCAAAAAGATTTCGTATATTAGAGTATTAACAACAATTAAAAACAAAAACGATGGCAAACACAAATTTGATTTTAACACCGGAAAACAAAAACTACTTAACTGCATTTTTATCAGATTATCTAATTAAATGTGGTGAAGATATAAATCCAACAGCTTTGGCAAAGTTGATTGAATTAGTAAACATTTTAGTACCTGAAGATTAATTAAATTAAAACAGAGATTATAAACAATTAAAAACAAAAACGATGGCACAAATCGAAGAGATTAAGGGTTACCCTAACTATTATGTAGATACTGATGGAAAAGTATTTTGTAATAAACCTTCATTAAGATTAGGAACTCTCAACGGACAATTGAGAGAAATTAAATTATCCACAAAGAAAACTGGATATAAATACGCAAACATTTATTGGGGCAAAACAAAAGCTGAAAGAAGTTCTTTAAGAGTTCATCGTTTAGTATGGGTTACATTCAAAGGTATGATACCTGAAGGATGGGTAATAGACCATATCAATGGAGATAAAGGTGATAATCGAATTGAGAACTTACAATGTATTACTCAATCTGATAATATCATAAAACATAATCAAACTAAATAAGATGGAGCCAATAAACTATTTCCAACACGATTATCGTAGTAGGTTGGATAAAAAATTATTAAAGATTAGGAAACAACATGGTATGAGTGGTGTTGGTGTTTACTGGTCATTAGTAGAAATGCTGCATGAAGGTAGTGGGTTTATTGAAATGGATGCTGAAACTATTGCATATGAATTACAATGTGATGAAAAAATTGTAATAGATGTAATTGAATTATGTTTTGAATACTTTGAAGGTAATGTTACCTGTAAGAGAGTAATTGAAAATTTACAATTCAGAAGAGATAAAGCATCCGCTAAAAGTAAACAAGGAACGGAAGCAGTTAATAAACGATGGGAGAAGTATAGGAATAGTATACCATCCGTATACGAACCGAATACTCAACCTATACCAAATCATACAATAGAGAAAGAGATAGAGATAGATATAGATAAAGATATAGACAAAGGTATAGAAGAAGTGAATAGTAATAGCAGTAACAACTATGGTATATACTATAAGCTGTATAAGAAGTTAACTAATTATGAAACTGAATATAGAGAGTATGAAGATATATACTTTGATATTCAGAATGATATAGGATGGGATAAGTTTTTTGAAGTATTAAAACTTTCAGATAAGGAAAAGAAATTATTAGATGAAGTAATCACAATTAAATTAAGATAAAAATTAAAAGTATGGCAAAGTTAAAAAGCAAATGGTCTGTGTATACCATAGTAAATACACAAAATGAAATTGAGTATATAGGTTGCACTAGCAATCCTAAAAGAAGATGGTATAACCACACCTATTGGTATCAGGGTTCAGGCGTAGGTAAGTTCTACGGAAGAACTGATGTTAGAATGGAAGTAGTTAAAGAGTTTGATAATCGTAGAGAAGGTTGGGATTATGAAGCTGAATTAAAACTACAACATGGTTTTGAATTAACCGAAGAAAGTGCAACCAATATGGATAAGGTATCAGTTAAAGTATTATGTGCAAACACAGGAAAAGAATTAGGTATCTATCGTTCTATTATGGAAGCAAGTAGAAAACTTAATGTAGGTTTCCGTTCAATTTCGGCAAACATAAAAGGTAGAAGTAAAGTAGTGGATAGAAAATATCAGTTCAAAGCTTTGGTAAATTAAAAAATATTTCGTATCTTAAATTAAATGATACTTATATAAAAGGCACATAATGAAATCATTACTTAAACATATTCAGTTAGGAACTTATTTAGAAGTTCTACTTAAAATTATCACAATCGGTCAAAGTGAACGAATTGCACTTTATATTGCAAAGCGTTTCTTCGGCCAGAATGATTGTGGATGTTGTCGCAGAAAAGAGATTATGAACCAATGGACTAATCCGGACTACGATGGCAAATGTAATCAAATCAATTTATTTTAATCAAAAACAAAAAAAAAATGAGCACACAATTCAGAGAACCAATCAAAGCAACACTAGATGGTTCAAATCCAAAAATCAACAAAGATGCATTATACTTCATCGATTTCAGTAAGATGAATAGAATGGAAGATTTAATTCTTATCCTCGCATCAATTGGTTTCAGTTTCAGTCCATCGCATCCGCATTGGGAAATCTTACAACAATTTGTTAATTTAGAGAACCCAATCTTACCAGGTCAACAATCAACGGCACCGGATATTAAGTTACCAAAATTGAACAAAGTAAATGGAACAAGTAAGTAAGTATCATCCATTCACAAAGGAGGAATTTGATACCTTAAAATCGATTTTAGATACTATTACAACTCACATCCCTACGGATAAAGCGGGATGGGTATGGAATACTTACAAAAGATTAAATCCGCAAGGAGGAAGTCAACCTTGTCAATGTGGAAGTGCAGCAAGTTATTGGAAAAATGCAGTGGATACTATAAGAAATTATGTAAACAATGTTGAGAATGCTTAACGAAATAACCGGTAGTATTGAGATGGAATGTGAGAGAAGGTTAACTAATCTCTATCTCCAATCTCATACATGGTTATTGCAAGTATCATATAACATTTGTAAGAGTTATACCGATAGTGAAGAACTTGTAAGTATGCTTTATGAATATTTGCATGTAAAAAAAAATACTAAACTATTTTGGAAAGAGGATAGTTACAACTTAATCTATTGCATGAAGTTTTTACGACATAGGTGGTTAAATCAAACGAAGAAAAAGAATAGGGTAAAATATATTGGTGAAGTAATTTGTGATGAAGAAACCACTTTTGAAGAATATGATATACAGAAGGATAATGATATAATGGAAACATATGATAAGGTTAAAGAAGAACTTAATAGATTAAAAGGAACAAAGTTATGGCCTTCTGCCAAACTCTATGAATTGTATTGGTATAGTGATAAAAATCTCAATGAGGTAGCAGATGCAATCGGAATAAGTAAATCAACTACATTCCTTGCAATAAGAAAGATACGCACACATATGAAAGAGATATTAGATAATCCATTTAATGACTAACGCAAAACTTGCAAGGTATTTGGAATTATACTTTGATTGGAATTTCATAAAAACGAAACAGTTAAAACTGCTTTCAAATGATTATTCCGATAGGCATGCATTTTATATTATAGATGAGGATGGAAATGTATTGCATGGTTGGATAATAGAACGAATAAGATAAAAATAAAATAGATGGCAGTTACAAGAGAACACGATTACGCAAAGGTTTTACCCTTTGACGAAGAATTAAAAAGTATAGACCAGTTTGGTTGGAAACCGTTTAGTGTAACCAAACCTACAACGGAAAGTAAACAAAAATGGAAAGATGTTGCATACTTTGACGATGGTGAATTAGCAGTAAGAACAGATAGAGGAATTAAAAACAAAGATGGTGTAGCTACATTGTCGGAGTTTCATGCTGGCGTATGTGAAACAATAGTTAGATATTGGTCGTTAAAAGGTGCAAGAGTAGTTGACCCATTTGCAGGTAGAGCAACAAGAGCAACTGTCACTACTTTATTAGATAGAGATTATTATGGGTATGAGATTACACCTAACACATATAAAAGAAACTTAGCACATTTTGACAAACATAATATCAGTCCTACATTGTATAAAGGAGATGGTTGTAAATTAGAATATACAGAAGATAACTTTGCAGATTTAGTTATGACATGTCCACCTTATTATGATATAGAGAAGTATGAGAGTTGTGATGGACAATTGAGTGATGTAAAGGGATATGATAACTTTATGGAGAGTATGAATGAATGTGTAAAGAATGTAGGTAGAGTATTAAAGCCAGGTGCATTCGCAGTATTTGTAGTAGCAGATTTTAGAAGAGATGGTGAGTTAAGAAACTTTCACGGAGATTTAATCAATCAATTTAAGAATAACGGAATGAAACATTGGGATACAATCATTATGGAAAACATATCTCCGTTTGCTGCACTACAAATCTATAAAGTGAATTGTAAAAGGTTTACCTCAAAGATACATGAATATATTTTAGTGTTTAGAAAGCCAGGTGAGTATGAGGTGCCAGATTATTGTAGTGTAGATATTCCACAACAAACTCAAAAGTTAAATCAATTTTTTATATAAACAAGTTATGAAAGAATTAAGATTATTAAATGGAGATTGCATAGACAAACTCAAAGAATTAGACAACAATAGTATAGACAGTATAGTCACGGACCCTCCATATGGTTTATCCTTTATGGGAAAGAAGTGGGACTATGATGTGCCAAGTGTAGAAATATGGCAAGAGTGTTTAAGAGTATTAAAACCAGGCGGACACTTATTAGCATTCGCAGGTAGTAGAACATATCATAGAATGGCAGTAAGGATTGAAGATGCAGGGTTTGACATTAGAGACCAGATTATGTGGATATATGGTAGTGGCTTTCCTAAATCACATCAATTAGGAGAAGGTTGGGGAACTGCATTAAAGCCAGCACATGAACCAATAGTAATGGCAAGAAAACCTTTTAAGGGTAGTTGTAATGATAATCATAAAGAATATGGAGTAGGTGGATTGAATATAGATGGGACAAGAATACAAATGCAAGATGGTGATAAAATGGACATAAGAAGATACAATGCATATCACGATACATTTAATTCATATGAAGATGGTGAAAGTGCAAAAGGAAAAGAATATGTTGTAGCAGAGCCACATGAAGGAGGTAGATGGCCAGCAAATGTAATAATGGATGATAGTGATAATGAAGAATGGAGAAAATATTTTTATTGTCCTAAAGCAAATGCAAAGGATAGAGATAGTGGAATAGAAACTGATGCAAAAGCATTGAGGACAACAAAAGGTGGAGCAAGAGATTTCAATGCAAGATGTGCAAGTTGTGGTAAAAAGTTTATTGGTAGTCCTGAAACAATATGTAGTTGTGATAACCCTATAACTGATAACCAAGTATTCAAAAGAAAGAATAATCACCCAACAGTTAAACCAACTGACTTAATGAAATACTTAATTCGTTTAGTGACACCGAAAGATGGTATAGTATTAGACCCGTTTATGGGTAGTGGTAGCACAGGCAAAGCAGCAATGCAAGAAGGTATGTGGTTTGTTGGAATAGAAAGAGAGAAAGAGTATTATGAAATTGCAAAACAAAGAATAGAGTATGAAGCGGATAAAAGAAAGTTTTGGTAATCAACTACAAATTAATTTCAGCGGTGTTAAACATATAGATAAAAACAATAATTAACAATGCCATTCAGCAAAGGAGATACAAGGATAAATAAAAAGGGAAGACCTGTTGGAGCAGTTAATCGTTCAACAGAGATGATGCGCTTATCGGTAGCTCGTGCAACTAATAAGGTTTTAGATAACTTGCCACAAATTATGGAGGATATGATGAAGCATGACCCACGCACCGCAGTTGACTTAGCGATTAAACTATTAGAATTTAATTTACCTAAGCAGAGTAGAATTGAAATGAAAGCAGAGATTGAACAAAAGATACAGCAAATAAACCTAAACATATTAGATGGAACTGAACATCAACACATCAAAGACATATAGGGATATAGAGGGAAGCAAAAGGATTTGTATACTGCAAGGTGGCACAAGAAGTTCTAAAAGTTACTCAGCACTCCAATGGATATTAGTTAAAGCATTGACTGAACCTAATATGGTATTCAGTATTGTGCGTAAGTCGTTTCCGTCTATGCGTGTTAGTATTATGAGAGATTGGGTTGGTATACTTAAAGGATTAGATATATGGAGTGATGATAACTGGTCTGCAACTGAACACATCTATACATTTGATAATGGCAGTATAGTAGAGTTTATGTCAATTGATAGTTCAGAAAAAAGAAAAGGTAGTGCAAGAGATTATCTTTTTGTGGATGAGGCCAATGAATTAAGTAGAGAGGATTGGTTTCAGTTATTTATAAGAACACGCAAAAAAAGTATTATAGCATATAACCCCTCATTCGGAACTACAAATTATATATTCACAGAGATACATACACACCCTGAAGCAGATTTATTTATATCAACCTACAAAGATAATCCGTTTTTAGAGAAGCAGTTAATTGAAGAGATTGAGAGATTGCAATTCATTAACCCTGAATACTATAAGATTTATGGATTAGGTTTGCCAGGCAATAATGTAGGAACGATATTCTCTATTAACATTGTAGATGCGATACCCGATGAAGCAGAGTTCGTTGCGTTTGGTATGGATTATGGATTTAGTGTAGACCCTTCAACATTAGTTTGTGTAGCAAAGTTAGACAGAGATTTATATATCGATGAGTTGCTGTATAAAAAAGGAATGGTTACATCGGACATTATAGCTGAATTAAAAAGATTGGATATAGGTAGGAATGAAATATGGGGTGATAGTGCAGAACCGAGATTAATAGAAGAGATATACAGAAGTGGTTTTAATATTAAGCCTGTTAAAAAAGGAAAGGATAGTGTGAGATTAGGAATAGATTTAATGCAGCAGTATAGATTGCATGTAACCAAGCGTAGTATAAATACAATCAAAGAGTTTGGTGAGTATGTGTGGATGGTAGATAAGAATGGTAACTTTGAAAACATACCTGTTGATTATAGTAACCATAGTATAGATGCTATTCGTTATGTGGTAATGGAAAGGTTAAACGCTAAAAAGATAAGAGCAGGACAATACGATATTTCAATAAGATAGTTATGGCAAGTATGAAAAAAGAAAGCACTCATTGTAAAGAATGTGGTGTAGAGTTTGACGGAACGAATAAGTTTAGATTAAGAGCATTGTGTAAACCATGCGGAGCAATAGACCAAAAGAGAACTTCTGCAAAACAATTAAAACCAAAGGAGGAATATCGTGCAAACAAATACAATGAGTTTATGTTAGTAAACCGAAACAAATATTATTCTACATTACTGGCTGAAACAAAAGGAATGGATAGAGAAAACCACAAAGAATGGGTAGCAAATAAATTCAATGAAATATTACAAAATAAAAAATTATGGGAATACATAGCAACACAGGAGAACTTCAGAGCACAGAACAACTTTCGGAGGAAGAAATTAGCCAGCTCAAAGAACTTGTTAGAGAATTATTAAACATTAACGAAACACAAAATGCACAACTGATTGCTTTCAATGCTAAACTACAAAACGAAGAAGCAAAGGTGAGAGTTCAACAAAGATATATTTCACAATTAGAGTTAGCCCTAACAACAACACAAAACCAAGCGTAATGAAAAAGAAAATGATAATTGAAGTTCCTAATGGATGGAATGATGTAACACTTAAAAAGTATTTAGCTCTACATGCCGATATGGATAATTACAAAGATAATGAGGAAGCACAAACTGCTTTACTCCTTCACCACTTATGTAATCTATCGCCTGAATATCTAAAAGGATTAGGAACGGAAAGTTATAATGCACTTCGTAATGAGTTATTAAATTTCAGTAAGCCAGAAGAATTGGAATTACAAAGATTTATTTTTATTGATGGTGTTGAATATGGATTTGAACCTAACTTATCTAATATCACTTATGGTGCTTATGCAGATATCACACAATACGATGCAGTAACGATTGATAAGAATTGGGCAAAGGTAATGAGTATCTTATATAGACCTGTAATAAAGAAGATAGGTGATATGTATGAGATAGAAAGTTATCAGGGTAAAATAGATGAAGAGATGTGGTTAAAGCAAACAATGGATATACACTTCGGTGCTCTGTTTTTTTTTGTAAATTTGTCAATGGACTTACTGAAAGATACCCTGAAATCTTTGACGCAGACCACGGAGATACCGGCCAACATCAAATCCGTTTTAGTAAAAAGTGGAGAGCATATGCAACAATCGCTGAACTTGCCAACGGAAACATTAAAGAGATTGATGGAGTTATCGGAGAGCCGTTAGAGAAATGTTTAATGTTGTTAGCATATAAAGCTGATAAACAATGGTTGCAAGAAGTTTTACATAAAGAAGCATTAAAAAGAATGGGATAACCTACAACTTTGTTTTTTACCATTGTTAAAGATAAAACTAACTTTATTATGGCAATTTGGTCTAACTCACGAAACGGAAATTTAAGATACTCCGTTAATAGAGAAAACGCAAGCGGTATATACATCGGCCCTACACGCGGCCTATCCTCACCAAAAAATAATCGTAGAGGTTGTCTTTGTGTAAATGAAGATAGATATGGTAGAGATTGCTGTGATGGTGCTTTAATATCACAAGGTATTGGAGTTATTCAATCACCGATAAACAACGGCCCTCAACAATAATCATAAACAGATATGGCAATATATAATCAACAAGAACTTACATCAGCATCAGCAGCAACTTATTTTACTAATGTCAATGGTGGTATTTCTGCGTCAGCAGTTAGAGATTTGAATAGCAATTGGATAAGCAGTAGTGCATTATTATCGGGTAGCAATACATTCGTAGGTAATCAAATTATATCAGGAAGTTTAACTGCACAATTACCACAAGGATATATTTGGTTAGGTGATGCTAATGGATATAACCAAGCAGTAGCAACTTCATCAATATCTTTACAAGGTGCACAAGGTATACAAGGATTACAGGGTTTACAGGGAACACAAGGCACGCAAGGTATAACTGGCATACAAGGTTTACAAGGTCTGCAAGGTATCCAAGGAACAAACGGACTTACTGGTAGTGATGGTGCACAGGGTATACAAGGTTTGCAAGGCCTACAAGGCCTACAAGGTCTGCAAGGTTTACAAGGATTGCAAGGTATACAAGGTGCTGATAACTCAACGCAAGGAACACAGGGTATTCAAGGTTTGCAAGGCCTACAAGGTCTGCAAGGTTTACAAGGTCTGCAAGGTTTGCAAGGTATTCAAGGAACTAATGGTATAACTGGCAGTGATGGAGCACAAGGAACACAAGGTATCCAAGGCTTGCAGGGTATACAAGGAACGAATGGTATTAGTGGTAGCGATGGTGCACAAGGTATTCAGGGTATTCAGGGTCTACAAGGTTTACAAGGTATTCAAGGAGCAGATAATTCAACACAGGGAACGCAAGGTATACAAGGATTTACCGGAGCACAAGGTATTCAGGGTATAATTGGAACTGGAACACAGGGTGTGCAAGGTATACAAGGTGTGCAAGGAACAGAAGGAGCAGGTATAAGTTCAGGTAGTTTATTAGTCACTGCATCTTTTGCATCTAACAATATTACATTTACAAAAGGAGATGCATCTACATTTAATTTGCAAGGGTTTGCAACAACAGGTAGCAATACATTCAACGGCAATCAAACTATTAACGGAAATCCAGCTTTACCGGCCGAAGCATTGACAGTTAATGGATATATCAATGGTAAAAATATATCAGGAAGCCCTTACACATATATACAATTAGCTGCAACAAACCCAAGTGGTGTTGGTAGTGGAATATCATTCGACGCGATTGGAACTGATAACTTTTTATTAGACAATGGATTTTTTAGGAAAGGAATTACTTTTAGAAATAGTGACTTATCTGAAAATATTTTTGCAGTAAGCACAGGTTCCGCATCACCATTTGAGTTTTTTAGAAACTTAATTGTTTCAGGTAATGTTAATATTCAATCTACATTAACTGCATCATTACAACAAGGATACGCATGGGTAGGTAATGCTAGTGGAATATCTACAACAGTTCCAACATCCTCATTTGGTGGTGGTGGTTCTACTAATACTGGTAGTTTGTTAGTGACCGGTAGTGTTGCAGGTAATGTTTTAACTTTTACAAAGGGAGATGCGACAACATTTAATTTAACAGTAGCGACTGGTAGTGGTGGTGGAAGTATTGACACAGGTAGTTTCGCAACAACAGGCAGCAATACATTTACAGGACAACAATCATTTATAACAGCTGCAAGTCCTGCTATTACTATTTCTGGTAGTGGTGGATTTGGCTATGGTATAGAATTAACAGGAGGTTCAGGTCTAAAATTAACAGGTCCAGGTGGCCCTAGATTACAATTTCCAAATGAGATGTGGTTGAATGGTAATGAGGATGATAATTTCCAATTTACAGGTGATACTGATAATCCAAAGTCAAGAGGATTAGACTTTTTCTTATACGGAACGGGTAGTAGAGTAATGCAATTTAGAAATAATAGTGGCAATAGTGCTACTATGACATTTCAAACGACTACTGGTACCGGTGCAAATAGTATAAGATTTTCAAGTGTTAGTGGTGGTATTTCATTTGAGGCAGGACAAGGTATTCAAATAACAGGCTCCACTTTACAAATGCAAGGTTTAACATATCCTACTACTGATGGAACAAACGGCCAGGCTTTAATAACAAATGGTAGCGGAACACTTACTTTTGGTAATGTAGCTATTAATACAGGTAGTTTCGCAACAACAGGTAGCAATACATTTAACGGAGACCAAATTGTAAATGGAAAATTAACCATTTCAAGCTCCGCTAATAGTTATTTACAATTCACTTCACCTAATAGTGCAACAGGTTCGGGACAAATATTCTTTGGGCAAAATGGGCCATATATTCAAACATATAGTGATAGTAACCCAGATAATCAAGGTTTACAATTAGTAGGTGGATTATCGGGGTCTTTTGCATTGGCAACAAGATATGGTGGTCAAAATGCAAAAATTGATTTAGATGCTTTAGCAGACCAATCTAATCCTGCAACTAGTAGAGGTAGAATACAAGTAAAGACTAACGGACAAATTGACCTATCAGGTTATGGTGGAGGTATTACAATATCAGGTAGCCAGACAACTATACAAGGATTAACATATCCAGGCACAGACGGAACTAATGGTCAAGTAATTACTACAAACGGAAGTGGTGTATTAACATTTACAACTATAACTGGTAGTGGAGGTGGAAGCACGGACACAGGTAGTTTATTAGTGACTGCATCTTTCGCATCAAACGATATTACATTCACAAAAGGAGATGCAACTACATTTAAGTTACAAGGTTTTGCAATAACAGGTAGCAATACATTTAGAGGCGACCAAACTATTTCATTCTCAGGAAATAATAATTTGTATATAAGCTCGTCTAGTGGTGGCCAAAGCAATATACTTTTGCAAGGAACTTTGACAAGCAATTTAACAGCATATGGTCAATTAAATATTGGCAATAATGGTGCTAGTGGTGGTAGCGGAAGTATTAGAGTTGTAGTAAACAGTCGCGATATTGAATTAGGAGCAGATAGTGGAGTTGCAATAGGCCCGGTAAATAGTAGTGGAAATGGAGTAGCAACAGGAGCAATAAAATTATTAGCTCATTCTGGTAGTTTGATATTAAGTAATAATAGTTTTACCAATTCAACTGCATCGGTATTACATTTATCTAGCTCAAACAATACTACACTTGCTAACTTTATATTCAAAGCAAATAACAATACCGGGACAACAATTATATCAGGTAGTGGAAATATATTCACAAACCCCTCTACACCAACAACTGGATACACAAGATATATCGGAGGCGCTAATAACCTTTACTTAAATAATAGTAATGGTGTCAATTCACAAATAACTGCATCTGCAGTAAGTGTAAGTGGAACAACACCTACGATGAATAATAATATATTCAACGGAACCTCTGTCTTAAATATTAACCAAGCAGTAAATGGTGGAACACATACTTATTCCAATAATATATTTGGTGGAACAAGCACAAATACAATAAATGCCATGGCATTTACCGGGTCACTTACTTTACAAAATAATATAAATAATGGTAGCATTACAATCAATGCAGCATCTGCATCGTTCAATGAAATAACAGGTGGTTTTAGTGGTAGTCATACTATAAGTTTATCCAATAATAATAATCAGGGAAGTATAACTATAACTACAAATCGTAATCAACCTGGTAATATAAATCCAACTTATTCAGGTAATATAATCAATGGTGGTGGTAGTTTAATTATAACCAATCATTCGTCCTCTGTTGCAGTAAATGCATCAAATAACTTTTTGCAGTCTTCAATAAGTTATAATAATGTAGGGGCAGCAGGATTGGGTTTACATAGAACCACTGCAAATATAACTGGTAACTATGGTGCATTATCCTTAATAGCAAGTGCATCAGCAATCTCTGCTCAAAATAATATATCACCGGCTGCAATATCTGTCACAAATCGTATGTATAGTGGGTCGTTTGGGTCAGGTAGTTTAACATTTAATAATAATCAGGTACAAGGTGCAACTAATACTTATACCGTATCTGGAAGTTATGGTGGAACTGGTACAGGGGCAACAATGCTAGGAAACGGAGTATTTGGGTCATTAAATACCTTTTTTACAAATGTAGAGGGTAGAGGCATGTATGTTGATTTCCGTAGTAATCTAATCGGGGGACAAAGCTTAATACTAACTGGGTCAAACAATAATGCTATTACTGCAAGTGGTGGTGGATACTTTGGTAGATTTAATGCTGACGATGGTATAAGAAACCAAACCGCTGAAAATATATTCTTTGTTGGAACGGGAACCTCAGCATCAAATAGAAAGACAGGCTTCTTAATTGATAGTGGGTCTAACTCATACTTTGAGGGTAGTTTGAATGTATCGGGTAGCACTACAATGACTGGTAGTTTGATATTAAGTTCATCAGCAGCAATTGAATTACAGGTAATAGGTAATACTGAAATGACAGGTAGTTTATTAGTAAGTTCGTTTACAACATTAGCAAGTGTGAGTTCATCTCTAAACTTCGCAGATGATACGGCAGCAGCAGCAGGTGGAGTGCCATTGGGTGGATTATATAGAAACGGTAATTTCGTAATGATAAGATTAACATAAAAAATATATGAGTTTAATATTAAATGCATCAATAACAGGCTCTCAGCAATTCAGCGGTAGTGTAGATATTACCGGGTCGCTAAGTATAAACGGAGTTCAATTACCTACAACGGGTAGTAGTGGAGCACAAGGTGTTCAAGGTATACAAGGTGTGCAAGGAACAGCAGGTGAAACAAATACATTCTTTAACTACCAAGCAAAAGATACTATAACAAGTGGTGACCCGTTATCAGGACATATCATTTGGAATAACGCAACACAGGCATCAGCAACATCAATAAGTGTAAGTGATACTGACCAAAATAGCAATAACATAGATGTATTCTTATCAAATATTTTGGTTGGAACTACAATTGTATTGCAAGACCAATCATCACAATCAAATTACCAAACGTGGCAAATTACTTCTAAAACTGATAATACAACATATTGGACTTATGGAGTTACTCTAATTACTTCTACATATACTTTTCCTAACAATCACCAAATGCTTTTCATTATAGCATCTGCACCAGCTGGCCCACAAGGAACACAAGGAACGCAAGGAACGCAAGGTGTGCAGGGAACAACTGGAACCGGAACACAAGGTGCAACCGGCGCACAAGGTGCTAATGGTAGTCAAGGTATACAAGGTATAACAGGAACTGGAACGCAAGGAGCAACCGGCACACAAGGAACAACGGGTGATACAGGTGCACAGGGAGCCGATGGAGCACAGGGAACTGCCGGAACAAATGGTAGTCAAGGAATACAAGGTATCGCAGGTAGCAATGGAGCACAAGGTATTCAAGGTATAACTGGCGGAACTGGCCCACAAGGTATTCAAGGAACCGCAGGAACTAATGGTTCGCAAGGTATTCAAGGTATAAGTGGCACAAACGGAAGTCAAGGTATACAAGGTATATCTGGAACCAACGGGTCACAAGGTATTCAAGGTATAAGCGGAACTAATGGTAGTCAAGGTATTCAGGGAATTAGTGGCACAAATGGCAGTCAGGGAATACAAGGTATAAGTGGCACAAATGGTTCGCAGGGTATTCAGGGTATTTCAGGAACCAATGGCTCGCAAGGTATTCAAGGTATAACTGGAACTGGAACGCAAGGAGCAACGGGAGCACAAGGAACAACGGGAACAGGAACACAAGGTGCAACAGGTGCACAGGGTTCTACGGGAACGGGAACACAAGGAGCAACCGGCGCACAGGGTGCAACTGGAACCGGAACACAAGGTGCAACAGGTGCACAAGGAACAACCGGAGCAAGTGCAGGAATAACCTCATACACAAACTCTGGCAATAATAGAGTAATTACTTCCGTAGATGCTAATACAATAAATGGTGAAGCTAATTTAACTTTTGATGGTAGCACATTAGCAGTAACCGGAGCAATAACTGCAACTGGAAACATAACTGCATTCTTTACTTCTGATAAAAGACAAAAAGATAATATTCATTCTATATTAGATGCATTAGAAAAAGTTAAGAAACTTAATGGTGTTAAATGGGATTGGAATGAAACTAATACAGATGTGGTAACACAATCTTTACCAACAACAGGTTTAATTGCACAAGAAGTGTTAGAAGTATTACCCGAAGTTGTTAAACAAAGAGAAGATGGATATCTAGCTTTGGATTATTCTAAAATGATAGGATTATTAGTTGAAGCAATTAAAGAATTAGACCAAAAAATTAAATAGTATGGCATTACCTGCAAGTGGACAAATATCTTTTAATGATGTAAGAATTGAAATGTCACAATCAGCATTTGCTAGTTATGATATGCCTTCATTTGCAAATGGGTCAGGGTATGTTGGGTCTACTAGTAATTATACTCCAATAAATGTGCATTCAAGCAATGCCGGCAATTATTCAACTGGAAGTAGTGATATAGCCATATCTGATTTTTATGGATACGATTTGAGTTTAACATATCCAACAGGCTCCACAAGACAAGACCTTTTCTTTAATATTGAACCTTCAGGTTTATGTTTTCCAAGTGCTATGATTGTTTTTAATGCAGGAACAACTAATAGGACTTTGGAGTTAGAATTTAGTGGCAGTGCTGATGATTTTACATTAGTGGATACTGCTGTAATTTATTATGGAAAACCTTGGAAAAATGATGGGAGTGGGATACCTACAAATGCAAGTGTTATAATGACTGATAGCACACTTATATCAGGTATGAATTATTCAAGTAGTTATTCATATGTGTATAACGCTGACTCGGGTTCCAATATCTATTTTGTAATTTATGGAATTTGTCCTTAAAAAAATAATATTATGATTAAATGTAGAGTAGAAACAAGTGCACCGGTAGATACATTATTTTATATTCAAAACTCGTCATTAGATATTGTAATTAACGATGTAAAAGTTAATGGTGTATCTCTTACAGGTGTTACCGGAACAGGCTTCCCATTATCAACAGGTGATACTGTCAACGGATATTCAAATCAAATAGGAACATACGATGTAGAGATTTTATATTCCAATGGAGTAACAGGTCAACACTTTGATGTATACGATAGTGATTTAACATTTACTTGTGTTGGAACAGTCGGAACTGGAACAAATACGGCAACAGTTTATGGTGCAGTAGTTGGAGCAGGAACATTCCAGATATACGCATATGATGGTGTTTGCTAAATTGGAAAAATAATTTTATAGGTGTTAAATATAGATGGCAATACAAAATCTAGCAAAACACATTTTAGCTAATGGTGGTAATTTATATCCATTAGCATTTCCAACTGATAATAAGACGGGTTTACTCAATCCTTCTATTTTAGTTGATGATGATAGAGTTCTAATCAATGTTAGACACTGTCAATATACCCTATATCATACTTCTGGCAAATTTGAAAGTAGATGGGGCCCTTTATGTTATCTAAATCCTGATAACGATATTACACTAACAACGACAAACTATTTAGGTGAATGGAAAGATAATGCTTTACATAATCCTACAAAAGTTGACACATCTAATTTCGATACTAAACCCTGGTGGGAATTTATTGGATTAGAAGATGCTAGATTAGTAAAGTGGGATGATGTTTATCTTACAGGTGTTCGTAGAGATACTGAAACAACTGGCATAGGTAGAATGGAATTATCTAAAATAAAAGATAATACCGAGATGAGTAGGTTTAGAATACCAACTCCAAATAATAAAGAAAGTTATTGTGAAAAGAATTGGATGCCTATTTTAGATATGCCATTCCATTACTTAAAATGGTGTAATCCGGTAGAGATTGTTAAAGCAAATATAAACGGAGATACGGAGCAAGTATTTCTGGCTGATACAACTATACCAATTGAAAAAGATATGCGTGGTGGTAGTCAGGTAATAACTATTGGCAACCATAGGATGTGTATTGTGCATGAAACTGATTATTGGAGGAATACGCAAAACAATAAAGATGCTACATATCGACACAGAGTAATTGTGTTTGATAAAAATTGGAATATAATACATAGAACACCATCGTTTGATTTTATGACAGGTATGATTGAGTTTTGTTGTGGAATAGCAGAATACAAAGATAAAATCCTAATCACATTTGGTTATGAAGATAATGCAGCATTCTTATTAGAAATCCCAAAAGATTATTTCTTAAAATTTGTTTATGAAGGAATTAAATAGTTTTATACAATCACCATACAACGACTTAGCAGCATTTCATTTAGCTAATTGGTATTACGATAACGAACAATATGCTGCGGCAATGTCTTTTTATTTAAGATTAACCGAAGTATCAAAGAACGATTTATTGATTTACGAAAGTTTATTAAAGTGTGGATTGTGTTTTGAAAAGCAAGGTAATAGAACATTTTATGCAAAGGGTATGTATCAACATGCTATATCAGTATTGCCAATGAAACCAGAAGCATATTTCTTATTAAGTAGGTTATATGAAAGGAATAAAGAGTGGCAAGAAAGTTATTCAACTGCTGAAATTGGACTTTTTATGGTCAATTTTGATGTTGATGAGTTGCAGAGTGTAGAATATCCAGGTAAAATAGGATTTTTGTTTGAAAAAAGTGTAGTTAGTTGGTGGATGGGTAGAACAAAAGAGAGTATTGATTTGCTTTTGGACTTATATGAGAATTATGAATTAAGTGATGAATACAAAGTATCAGTTAAAAATAATATTAAACTTATTTGGGGAACAGATAATTGGGCAAAACCTACATACTATAAGAAAGGTGATAAGATACGATATGAGTTTAATGGTATTGAGATGATAGAACATAATCACTCACAGGCATTTCAAGATATGTTTGTCTTAATGGCATTGGATGGCAAGAAAGAAGGTAAGTATTTAGAGATAGGTTCGTATCAACCATTTGAGCATTCCAATACTTTTTTATTAGAGGATAAGTTTAATTGGAAAGGTATATCGTTAGAAATCAATCCTACAATGGTTACATGGTTTAATGGTAAAAGAAAAAATCAATGTATACAAAGAGATGCAACCAAAGCAAATTATTTAGAGATATTAGATAATAAAAATTGGGGAACTGATTTAGATTATCTGCAATTAGATTGTGAGCCGGCAAAGAATACATTTGAAGCACTTTTATCTATTCCATTTGACAAATATAGATTTGCTGTAATAACTTATGAGCATGATTGGTATAGTGATGATAAAACATATAGGGATAAAAGTAGAAAATATTTAGAAATGATGGGATATAAATTAGTAGTTTCTAATATTTCAGTTGATAAAAAATCTGCTTTTGAAGATTGGTGGGTGCATCCAGAGTTAGTAAATCCGAAAATAATTGAACTTTTAGTGGATAATTCCGAAATAAATCCTGCAAATGAATATATTTTTAATAAAAAATGATAACATTTGATTTTGTAGGTGTTAAACATAAAACAAACTTAATATTATGAACTCAAAAAGCGTATTGAATAGAATACTTTCTTTGTTATCTAGCGAAGAAGTAAAATTCACAGATGCAAAAGATGCACAAGGAAATATTTTACAATCACCTACATTTGATTTGGGTGAAGATGTTGAAGTTGTAGGTGCAGATGGTGAAAAAACCAAAGCTCCGGACGGAGAACATGAAATCGAATTAACCGATAGTGAAGGTAACAAAGTAGTTATCAGAATTGAAACTATGGATGGTAAGATTACTTCAAGAGAAAATGTTGAAGAAAAAGATGCCGAAGATTTGGAAAAAAAGATGGATGAAGAGGTAGTTGACAAAAAAGCAGCAGAAGAGGTTGAAATGGCCGATGCTACAACCGAAGAAGCTAAATCTTTACCAAACACAACTGATGAAGATATCAGAAACTCAATGGGTGATGATACCGATGATGAGAAAGACCCATTAATTCGTTTAGGATACAGAATTGATGAATTAGAGAAAATGGTAACTGATATGAAAGAGAAATTCGCATCAGCATATCCAGAAGAAGGACAAGAGGTTAGTTCTTTACAACCATCTCCAATGGAAATGGCAAAGGTTGATGAAGATGAAGATGAAGATGAAGAGTTACCGAAATTAGACGGAGCTCCAACCGAGTCATTAAAACCACAAGATTTTAGTAAATCATATGGTAAGAAAACAGGTAACCCACAAGGTGACTTCTTATCAAAACTTTATAGATAAAAATATTATTAACTCATTTAACAAAATTAAAATGAACAAACTTCAAAAATTCGCTGAACCTACAATTAGCTCTACCTACGCAGGTGAGTTCGCAGGTCAATACATCGCAGCAGCGTTGTTATCAGCAAAAACATTGGACAACAAGTATGTTACCATTCACCCGAATGTGAAATACAAAGAGGTTATCCAAAGAATTGCAGTAGATGGTATCGTTCAAGATGCATCATGTGATTTCGTAACAAGCGGCTCTGTAACTTTAACAGAAGCAGTTTTAACTCCAAAAGAATTACAAGTTAACTTACAATTATGTAAGCAAAACTTCGTTCAATCTTGGGAAGCATTACAATTAGGATATAGTGCATTTGATACTATCCCTAAAAACTTCAACGACTACTTAATCTCTTATGTAGGTGGTATCGTAGCACAAGCAACTGAGCAAGCAATTTGGCAAGGAACTAATGTGAATGGTCAATTCCTAGGTTTCCAATCTCAATTATCAGCATCAGTAGCAGCTAATACGACTGTTGTTTCAGGTAGCATTACAGTCTCAACTGGTGTTATCCCTGCATTCAGCGGTTCTTCTTTAATTGGTGGTCAACCAATTTCTGGAAGTGTAACAGCAGCGAATGTATTATCTAAATTGGATAGTGTAGTAAATTCTATTCCTAACGCAGTTTATGGTAAAGAAGATTTAGTAATCTATGTATCAACAAATGTTGGTAAAGCTTATCAACAAGCTTTAGCAGGTGGTGCAGTAGGTGCTAATGGTTGGAACAACCAAATGAACGTGGGTGATAAGCCTTTCAACTTCAATGGTATTGAAATCTTATTGTGTCCTGGTATGAGTGATAGCAAAATCGTTGCAGCTCAAAAATCTAATATGCACTTCGGAACTGGTTTATTATCAGATTACAACGAAGTAAGAGTATTGGATATGGCGAACATCGATGGTTCACAAAACTATCGTATCATTATGAGATACACAGGAGCAGTAATTTTCGGTATCGGACAAGATATCGTTTACTACGGAGCATACTAAAAATAACTAATTGGTCGGTGAGGGTTAAAATCCTCACCAATTAATTTTAACTAACAACAAAAAAATTAACAGATATGGCTTACACTTCAGGCGTATGTAATGTAACACAAGGTAGACAAGAAGTTTGTAAAGAAAGCATCGGTGGCTTACAGGGAGTATATTTTCTTCCGTATGTTTCAGGTGGTTTTACTACAACTAGTGGCTCTGCCGGAGCTGATGGATTGCTAACAGCAATACCAAGCGGTTCAAACTTATATTTCTACCAATTAAAAGGAACAAGTGCATATACTGAAACTGTCAACACATCTCGTGAAAACGGAACTACATTCTTCTCACAAGAATTAGTTCTTAATTTGAAAAAACTAACTAACGAAATGAGCACTCAATTAAAATTGATGTCTTATGGTCGTAATCAAGTTATCGTTTGGACAAATAACGGAGATGCATTTTTGGCAGGTTTACAATTAGGTATGGATGTAACTGCGGGAACGATTGGAACAGGCGCAGCATTAGGAGATTTATACGGATATTCTGTAACCTTAACAGGTATGGAAAAATTACCGGCAACTTGGTTATCAGGTAGCACTTCAACTAACGCATTAGCTGGTTTAACTCCAAACTTCAATGTCGTATATAGCTAATTCAGTATTACACTTAAAAATACTAAACCCTTACAGAGATGTAGGGGTTTTTTTATTTAATCATTTTAATTTTGAGTAGTGTTAAAGATATGAACAACTTAATACGAGATAATGCTTAGCTATACCATAGGTGGATACAACACATTCAAACTTCGCACAGCACAAATACCTCCAAGCGCATCTTTATTGTTAATGAGTTTGCAAGATATGCAAACCTTACACAACACTTCATTCTTTGTAATGGATAAGAGCGGTAGCACTTGGAACTATGACCCGTGCGAAAGTATTGCTACAATTACATTTGATTTATCAATTAATACTACTGGTTTTACAACAGGTAGTGAATATAGAATATCATTAACACCATTCATTTCAGGTAGTGGATACACCGACCCGGTATATCATGGTAGTTTACAGGCATTCGTATCACAAAGTATTGATAAAGCAAATTACGAAAACCAAATTCCATTAGACGGTAATGAGAAATCTCACGTATCTACAAACGAATATGTAATAATGACATAATATGAATAAAGAAACTAAATTTAATATTGTAAACTTCGGAGCAAACGATTTACCTAGAATACAGGAAGATACTAAAACTCGTTATCCATTCGTTCCATTTGGGGTGTTTGGACATGATGATTTCTTTTTAGCTATATCATTGGCACACTCAACATCAACAACAACTGCTGCATGTATTGAGGGTATCGCTGATTTGGTATACGGAAAAGGATTATATTCTAAAAACGAAGAGTTTAATAAAACTTTACAAAGATTAATTCCACAAGAGGAAACGAAGAGAGTAGCATTTGATTTGAAATTATATGGTAATGCAGCATATCAAGTATATTGGGATGATACACATACAAAGATTAAAAAGATGTATCACATACCTGTTCAGTATTTAAGAGCAGAGAAAATATATGAGAACCCTCGTATTGAAAATTATTATTATTGCACAGATTGGTTAGACCAAAAAAAGATAAGAGATAAGAAAAAGATACCTGCTTACGGCACATCTAACGAAAAGATGGAAGTGCTTTATTTGAAAAACTATTCACCTAATTTATATTATTATTCATTACCTGATTGGGTTTCTTCATTACAATTCAGTTTTGTAGAAGCAGAGTTAAGTAACTTACACTTAAATAATATTGAAAATGGTTTCTTACCAATGGTAATGTTGAACTTTAATAACGGACAACCTGCACCTGAACAAAGAGAAACTATTGAAGATTTAATTAAAGCTAAATTTACAGGCACTAAAAATGCAGGTAGATTTATGTTATCATTTAATGATGATGTAGCTACTAAACCAACAATCGATGTAATAAACATTGATAACTTACATGAGAAATTTCAGTATGTTGCGGATTATGCACAAGATAGAATATTGGTGGCACATAGAATTACATCTCCACTATTACTCGGCATTCGCACAGCAAATAATGGATTTAGTTCTCAATCAGAAGAAATGATGACGGCATTCAGTATCTTACAAACTATGACAATTACACCATTCCAAAACCTTATCTTAAATACTTTGGATAGTGCATTAGCAGATGGTGGATTTGAAGATGTTGAATTATACTTTGACCAATTAACTCCTTTGGCAATTCTTTCACAACAGGCAGAAGACCAGGGTAAATCAGTTGGAGAAGTTGCAGAGGAAACTAATAAGGAAATGGAAAATCCTGCAACACAAGAAGATAGTGCAGACCAAACAACAATAGATGATAACCGACCAACACAGGGTGTAAGAGGCCCTAATGGTCCTGGTGAAGGAACAACAATAATAAATGCTTCATCAGCATTTTTTGAAAGAGAATACGAAATTATTAAAAACGATTAAGATATGAGCTACGCACTTTTTATCACAAGAAATGATATAATTAAAAATAGTCCATTACAGGGTGCAATTGATGCAGATGCATTATTGCCGTTTGTAAGAACTGCACAAGATAAATACTTAAAGAATTTATTAGGAACTGTCCTATTTGAATATCTACAAGCTCAAATCGTTGCAGGGACTGTTGGTAACTTATCAGTATTTTATACAGATTTATTAAACGACCATATTAAGTTTACTTTATTATGGTATGCATGTGTAGAGTATATGCCATTCTCAAACATTCAATTCAAATCAAATGGTGCGGTGAAACAACAATCTGAACAAGGTGTATCACCATCTAAAAATGAAATGGATTATGTTTTACAAAAAGCAGCAGATAACGCACAATACTACGCATTAAGATTACAAAACTATTTGATTGCATATAGTAATCAAATACCGCAATACTTACAATCAGTAGGTAATCAAACACAAATCTATC